CAATCCACCAACCACTAAACCATGTCTCAATTTCTCCACGGAGTCGAAGTCCAAGAAATCACGGGCGGCCCTCGCCCGATCAAAACCGTTTCATCCAGCGTAATCGGCCTTGTCGGAACAGGCACAGCCCACGCTGATTTTCCGCTAAACACGCCAGTCCTCGTCACATCGCCCACAGGCGTCTCAACGAAGCTCGGAGCTTCCACCTTCCTGGGCAAGGCCATCGAAGCAATTTACAAGCAGACAGGCGCAGTCGTGGTGGTAGTGCGTTGCTCAACAATGGCCGATGTCGCCGGAAGCGCGAGCCTCCTAACAGGCGTGCACGCCCTGCGCAAAGCCCAAGCTGAACTCAATGTCACCCCTCGCATCATCGTGGCAGAAGGCGCTTACGCCACCACGACGATTGACGATGTGAAGGTCGTGGCCTCCTCACTCCGCGCCGTTGCAATCGCTGGTCTGGTTTCCAGCGTGGCAGAAATCGACACCGCAGCCGAAGCCTCGGCATGGGTCACAGCAAACGGCAACGACCGCATGTATGCAATCTGGCCCTCGGTAAACGGCGGCGAAGACGCAGCGCCATATGTCGCCGGCCTCATGGCACGCATCGACAACGAGCGCGGCTTTTGGTGGTCGCCCTCGAACAACGAAGTTTTCGGCATCGAGAAAATCGACAAGTCGGTGGACTTCGTGCTCGGAGATACCTCCTCACTGGCCAATGTGCTCAACCTCGCCAATGTCGCCACCTTCATCCGCAGCGGTGGATTCAAACTCTGGGGGAATCAGACCGGATCGACAGATGTGAAATACCAATTCGTGAATGTCCGCCGCACAGCGGATTTGATCTTCGACAGCCTCCAACGCGCCCACCTCTGGGCAGTCGACCGCCTCATCTCGAAGACCTACCTCGAAGATGTCACAGAGTCCGTCAACGCCTACCTCGCAAGCCTCAAAAACCAAGGCGCGATCCTCGGCGGCAAGTGCTGGGCCGATCCTGATTTGAATACCCCGGCGAACATCCAACTCGGCAAGGTCTATTTCAACTTTGACTTCACCCCGCCATACCCAGCCGAGCACATCGTTTTCCGTGGCGAACTGACCAACGAATATCTCACCGAAATCCTCAACTAAAAAACGACCATGGCAACCGCATCAAAACTCTTAAAGAACTTCAACCTCTATGTGGACGGTCGCGGCTACGCAGGCGTCTGCGACGAGCTGCAACTGCCCAACCTCGCCCTCGTCGTTGAGGACTTCCGCGCCGGTGGCATGGACGCCTCCGTGGCCGTGGAGATGGGACAGGAAAAGCTCGAAGCCTCCTTCGTGCTCTCAGGCTACGAGGAGAATGTTCTTAATCTGTGGGGAGTCGGCCAAGGCACGACCATCCCGCTCGTCGCCCGTGGCGCTCTTGAAGACCTCGACGGCAGCGTGACGCCAGTGGTTGTTTACATGAACGGAACCATCCGTTCGATGGAACCCGGCGCGTGGACAGCAGGCGAAAAATCAACCATCACATTCACGATGGACCTCCGCTCCTACAAATACACGCAGGCAGGCCGGACCATCAACGAGATCGACATCCCGAACATGGTCCGCATCGTGAACGGCACGGACCGCCTCGCGGCACAGCGCAACGCAATCGGCATCTAATCCGGCGCAATGGCGAACAAAAAATCCAGCGTGGAAATCGCCCTCGATTTTCCTATCAAGATCGAGGGCGTGGAGTGCAGTCGCCTCACGCTGCGCAGGCCGAAAGTGGGGGATATTCTCGCAGCCGAGGAAGGCGCAAAAGGCCGTGGCGAAAAAGAGACGGAAATCCTGACCTTCGCCAACCTCTGCATGGTCACGCCAAACGAAATCCGCGACCTCGACCTTGGCGACTACCAAAAACTCGCCAAGGCATTCGCTGGTTTTTTTTCCTAACACGGGAGGACGCCATGCGCGGCGCTCTGGCACTGGCCAACCATACCGGCTGGAGCCTCGCAGAGATCAGCGAACTAACCGCCGAGGAGCTTGTGGACTGGTGCGGGAAACTTCCTAAATAAAAATGGCGACCGAAAAAAAATTCAAAGCGACAATCGAAATCGGCGGGGCAATCGCCTCCTCGCTGAAATCG